AGGAAGAAGAAGATGTCTCAGGTATTGGCATTTGAATATCCAATACAGGTATTTGTAATTTAGGTGGCTCTGGCTGTTCTGATGCTTCAGCTTCTACTCCCTCTGGTGACTCCAAATCACTCGGAGGTATAACCATTGGTTTATAAGATGGAAACCTCGCTGTGGGTGGTTTGAACTCGATTTGCATCGAGGGTAGCGATGTAGGAGTAGTAGGAACTCTTATCCTACCAAGGTGTGCCTGTCCCATGTGTGGGAGTCTTCTGTTGGGCCACACCGTTCTCTACAGCTGCTTCAATTGCAGCTACAGTACCTTCTTTATCTGCTTCTAGTTTTGCTTTAACCCAACCAAGAACTACTTCTTCAGTTAGATCAGCATATGGTACTAGAGTATCAGGCTTAGGAAGATCTACTTCACCAGTAGCTCTGAATTTATATGGAGCGTCTTCACCGTTAACACGGTATATAACTTTATTTACATACCCATCAGCTAGTTCTCGTTGAAGGGTGTTAACTTGCCAAGTTTTTGTTGCCATTATTATGTAGGACTGTTATTTTTCTGTGTTATTAAAAATGCTTTATAGTCTGCTTTGACTTGTGTAGTCCATGCAGCGTTACATATTGCTTGTACGTCTGCATCTTCTCCACTGATATCTGTATCAACTAGGTTATCACTTGCATCAAGTGTTCCTGGTGTTAATACTTTTCTACTGAAGGAACGGGTAAGTTCCACACCATCTTTTTTAATGATTGTTGCGTTTCTTACCTGTATGTTCCATTTTTGAACGATTTCAATCTTATCGTTCTCTTGTGTTTCTGTTAATGCCATTTAGGGACGTTCTCCGAACGTGACAGGTTTACGGCGTAGTTTAGAGACTTGCTAACGGTCTATTGTGTTGTAATATAAGTAGCACCAGCAATGATTCTTGTACTATTTGTAATAGCTGTTGCTGAACAATAAGCACTACTACTTGATGAGGTTTTCCTCATCCATAAATAGTTCTGACCATTATCTATAAAAGCAGCGGTAGGATGGTCAGAACCTAAGTTTTCCGTAAAGCCAGCAGAAAAAGTGCAACCATGACTTGGAGTGCCACCAGTATGTGAACCTTTAGTATAAGGGAGACTACCTAATAGCAAAACTCCTGAACCTGCACTGACTCCACTAGAAGCCATTTTTACATCAAAACTGACATGAACAACATTACCTATCCTTACGAATGAACCTAGTTTATGTGCATAGTCTTGAGTTGGGTCACCTGTTGAACCTCCAAGCGTAGGAACAAATATACCTTCTTCATAGTGATCCAGAGCATTCGCCACTGCTGTTTCGCCGTTAAAGGTTATACCTCCCTGAGAAAGGATTCGAAGTCTTTCTTGTAAAGCACTAGCATCAGTATGACAATTAAGAGCAGTTTTAAATACAATTTGACCATCATCAGAACCAGTTGCTCCACTATGATTTCCTATACTGATAGCAGCAAGATCTTGAGATGAACCCCAATCATAAGGTGCTACACGAATTTCATATGGAACATTATATCCAACAGTGGTAGTTTTGTATGGGCCAAGATATATTTGTCCACCTGATGTGATGCGAAGTCTTTCTGCATTTGCTGTAGCAAATCTTAAATCTTGACCTGAAGAATTAAGCCAGATCTTTGCTCTAGGTGTTGTAGATGATTCATATAGCCATTCAATACCAGCTTCTTGACCAGTTGCACCACCATTGTTTAATGTAAGTATTGCTTCATGGTCTGAATTATCAGCAGCTCCTAGATGTAGAATACTATTTGGTGAATCCTCTCCTATACCTACGTTCCCCGAACTATCAATTGTCATCCGTGTCTCTAACGTAGTCGTACCATCTGTCATGGTTGAGAACGTCATTTTAGTGGGTGCATCTCCTGAAAGGAAATCACCATCAGCAGCACAAGTAATTTCCCCTACTCGTAAATAATTACCACTATTAATATTGGTGTCGTTACTAAAGAAACGAATTCCACCTATTCCATTAGCATCTGCTACTGTTGTGTCATTTCTTCCTAAGCAAATAAAAGATCCAGATGCACCTGCATTGTACTGAAGTGAAGAAGCAAAGCTATCTAATGCGGTTGTACCTACGAATAATTTTCCATCGATACTAACGCCAGTTGAAGTTGTCTCAAGCTTTTTACTATCCCCATCATAATGGAGTTCTATGGCTCCTGTTCCACCATCTATCAATAATTGAGTTTCTGTTGTATTTTTATCATCACTTATTCTTTGAATGTGGAAATTACCAGAACCATTCCTAATCCTATGGTTTGTTGCACTGGTCTCCATTAAGTCAATGTGACAACTTGTCGAAGCTACTTCTATAAGCCCAGTAGTAGTTATATTCTGACTACCAAAATCAGGTGCTATCTTTGAACCTGCTATCGCTGCATTGGTTTTTACGTCTTCGTCTTTGATGGTACCATTTGTAATACCCTCAGTGTTTACTGTTGTTAATGCCATTTATTATGCATGATAAGTTTCCATTGTTATAGTTTATAGACGTGCTAACGGTCTAGACCTTTAAGTAGGCGTTACATAACAAGCCTGTGCATATATGTAATTATCTGAATCACCAGTTGCAAAATCACTTCCTTGAACAGTTGTTGAAAGTCCAGAATTTGTTGCCTGTTTGTAAAAATTAATCTGCGCACTTCCACCTATTAGACCCCTGAAATTAGGCATATCAGTTGCCCATTCCCTCATAAAGCCAATAGAAATACCTATTTTGGAGAAAGTATCATTTATGGGATCAAAAGGAAGACCCGTTATACTGAACGCACCGCTAGGAGAACTTATAGCAGTAGTATAAAATTTCATATCTATATAAACCAAATTGCCTATTTTTGTATATTTTCCAGTCGCTCCAGTACTAGTTACTGATCCTGAAGTAGCAAAAGCTGCAGCAGGTGTCCAAGTCCCTTCTTCATAGTCGTCTAATAGGTTTGAACTAGGGTTTCCAGAAGTTGCGTAATCACTAAAGTTAATACCGTGACCAGCAGGGAATTTCAGGTGACCATTCGTATCAAATTCTGCTGCCTTGTGGCCTGGTCTTAATCTAAATATTATTGCTCTGTCAACACTATCAGAACTAGAAGCAGAAATAGTTAACGGCCAAGGGCTATCACCAGATGCCTCTATATAAGCTTTAGTAGCAGGGTCAGCATAATCTCCAAAATATACTTTTCCATCATTAGCGACACGGAGTCTTTCTGATCCACCAGTTTCAAAGACAATGTCTGAGTCTTCTCTATTCTGTATGCCTAAAATATTGCCAGATGAATAAATTTGATGTCCATCAGTTGATGCACTACCAGTTGTATCATTTTTTAAAACAAGTCTAGCTTGACCAGAACCACCATTAATTTCTAATATTTTACCTGAAGCACCGCTAGGCGAATCTGTACCTATACCTACGTTTTGATCTTTATCTATTACTAAAGCTGTAGTTAATGAACCTCCAGATGCTTGTGTAGCAAACCATATTTCACCACTGTCGTTATTACCGTCACCAGTAATTCCGGTAATACGAGCAACTTCTGTCGCACCATTATGAATTTTTATTCTTGCTAAATCAAATTCACTATTAGTTGCAGCAGCACCATTACCTAGATTTATAAATCCTGAGCTTGAAGCAGTAGTTCCTCGGACGGATAAGTTTCCATAATCTCCACCTGTTTCAGCCCAAATAGGAGTCCCGTTAATACGTACATTACCAGTAGTAGTAAGTAATCCATTTACTGTCGCACCAGTTGAAGTTGTCTCAAGCTTAGGAGTTGAATAGGTTCCAGCATCGTAAAAGAGTTCTACACCCCCATTACCATTACAAAGAACAGCATTTTCACCACCTTGTACTTGTATTACCGCATCATCTGCAGCTTTAATGATAATGTCATCTGCTGCTAGAAGTTCTAGATCATCATTTGCATGATTATATGTTATATAACCAACATCTTCATCATTTTCATCAGCAAATAGTATGCTGCTACTTCCATTTGACGCTCCTTCTATAACAATGGCAGCATTAGTTGTATCATGTATTGCTAATTTTCTAGTGTTGTGAACTGAAGAACCTATATTTATTTTACCTGAAGAAGTTATGTCTTGAGATCCAAAATCAGGGTTAATCTTTGAACCGTCTATCGCTGCACTGTTGTTGACTTTATCATTATTTATAGCTTGGTTCTGTATCTTAATTGTACTTACTGTATTATCACTTGGAGTACCAATTGAAACTGTATCTCCTAAGACAACTACAAAGGCTGTAGAGTCTGTTGGAGGTGCTGCAGCTAATACAAGTTGATTACCATTAATAGCAAATCCTTCACTAGGTTGTGATGTACCAGCATTAGGTTTCTGTATAACACCATTAATACTTACTATAGTTGACTGAGCATCTGTAGCTGCAGTAGACATAGTAAAGCTTGTTCTACTGTTATCAAAAGCTTCTGATAACGTTACGATATAAGAGGAAGAAGATTGAGCTACATCATCCCACTGACTAGTAGCACCATTATAGACTTTCATCTTCTTAGCCGTTGTATCGTAATACAAGTCACCATCATCGTTTTCAGATGCAGGTGCAGAAGAAGCTATTCTATATCTAGCTTTAAAGTCATTGATATCTGAAGATAACTGTTCTACATCCGTTTCTTTAGCGAGTATCTTATGGTAATCATAAGTATGTAGAGTTGTAGTTGTTTGTACTTGTATACCTATACCAGCTTCTAGAGTCTTACTATAGAGACTAGAAGGGAATCCATTGATAGTAACAGTATTACCACTACCAGCTCCATTAGTTATAGAAGCTACACCACTACCATTAACAACTACTCCACCTGCGTCTGATACAGACACAACAGTACCTGCTCCATCAGAAGGGTCTGGATGTGTAGCTGGGAATGAAGTCTCATTAGCAATAGCTACAAAACCACCTAAAGCATTTGTTACTGTTAGAATTCTATCGTTAACAGCTTTTGAAGTTGGAATAGCAGTATCACTATTTGTTGTGAGGGTAGTTTCACCAAGAGTCTTACCATCTAACTGGTTTAACTCTGCAGTGGTTGATGTAAGTGCAGTTGAATCAGCTAATATTGAAGCTGTTCCTGATTGCATACCAGCTAGAGTTGTTAGCTCTGCATCAGCTAGTTCTGAAGTTGTAACTGAATCAGCTGCTAGGTGAGAAGCATCTAGTGGTGAACTAGCTATAAGTGATTTAATCTCACTAGCTGTTTGATCAGCTGTAGCTGCTGTCTCTATACCAGCTAACTTAGTGTTATCTGCATCTGTAAAGACATTTGAATTACTAGCATCACCTACTAAGGTTCTAATCTCAGCAGCAGTTTGATCAGCTGTAGCTGCAGTTTCAATATTATTTAATTTAGTATGATCAGCATCTGTAAAGACATTACTATCAGATGCAGCTTCTACAGCAGCTCTAATTTCAGCATTTGTTTGATCAGCTGTTGCTCCAGTTTCAATACCATCTAATTTTGTTTTATCTGCTGCAGATTGATAGCCAGCTGCAGATGTTGTTGCATTAGCGATATTTAATTTTGATTGAGCTATTGCTGCACTTGCATTGATATCATCATTGACAATAGTTCCGTCTGTGATCATTGTTGACGTAACAGTTCCTGAGTCTCCAGTCGTTACGACGTTACCTGAAACATTAGGAAAATTAATTGTCCTATCAGCTGTAGGATCTATGACTCCAATACTGGTTTCATGTGCGTCTGCTGTAGCACCTTCAAATACAATAGTGTTATCTTCTCCTAGTTGTAAGTTACCTTGCATAGAAGAAGTACCTAATGTACTCAATGCGTTATTATCAACCTCTTGAGCAACATACAGAATCTGGTCAATATTATTATTTAAGTCTTCTGCTTTAATTGCTGATCCAGGGTAGAATGTTGCTTTTTTGTTGTCGTTATCTGTGTTCCTATAAACAATGACTTTTACTCCATCTGCAGGAGCAGAGTCCATCTGAACTGTTGTAGCGTTGGCAAAAGAATATGCAGTTGTATCGACACCATCAAGTTTTACCTTAACGTCTGTCTGAGCTAAATATGGAAATGTGAAATTGAAGAGGACTTTTGAACCATCCCCTTCCGAGTTATTTTGTGTAACAGCCATTTACGCTATTTGTAATGTTGACTGAGTGGATTATTTAGGTAAGTTTTTTATTGCCTCTATTTCTTTTCTTACTTGAGCTTCTTTATTATATTGTCCTTGACTTCTAAAGTCGTCTTCTAATTTACCTAATGAATGTAAGGTATCTATTTGTTGTGCTTTACCTCCTAGTTGTTGATCTTGTAACAACATATCCCAAGCTGTTTGTTTTGCTGTTCGGAATATAGGTACAATTAATCTTCCATGAAGAGTATCTTTAGCTTCAAAATCTTTCTTACCTTTCTCCATTCTTTGAATTGAATCTATAATTTCAGGAGTCATTACTTTTGCAACCTGAGCCTCAATATTCTGTTGACCCATATAGAACTGATATTTAGATTTAAGATCTGGCATATTTTCTAATAGCTGACCATCTGGACCTGTGTTAAATGTTTGACTTAAATTAAGACCACTTCTCATTAACAACTCTCTAGTTTCATTTGTTGTACCTATATTTAGATTTAGAGGTATTACAGCATTTACTAGACGTGTCATGGGATCCCAGTCCCTAAGCTTCTCTCCATTTAAAACGTCATACCTATAAGGCATGAATTGATCTTTAGTTACTAAATCAACCCAAAGGTTTCTATTACCAATACTTTGCCAGAACCCAGATTCCAGCTCTCTCATACCAGGTGAGAATACTTTACCTATTTCGTTTCTAAGTCCAGCTAAAGGTATTTGGTTATTAACTAAGTTAGCTGCAGCTCTAGGTGTATCACCTCCTTGAGAAGTTAATAAATCAGATATTTGCAGTAAACCAGCCATAAAGGATTTGTTAACTACATTAGCTCCAATTAAATGAGCCATCCTTCCATACCAGTTACCTACCCATTCTTCACCCATTACCTTTTGAGAATCAACTATATCTCCAGCAACACTAAAGAATGAATTAAATGGTTCTAGTGCTTCATAACTAACATAAGAATTACCTATTTTAAATGATCTAGGTTGCCATCCCTGTTGTATCCAAGACCGTCTCAATGCTCGATCAGGAGGACCATTACCAGTGATTGTTCCATTCAAACCCATACCAGCTACTAAAGCTGTAAAGCTATAACCAATAGCCATACGTCCTCTAGCAGTAGCCTTAGCTACATTTAGATCAGCTTGACTCTTGATACCATATTGCAACAGTTCAGGATCATCCCAAGATTTCGTGAATATATCAGTATGCTCTTTAATTCTTAGATTAAGAAGTGGAGTATACTTTGAAGTCATCTGCAAAGCATTTACACCTGTCCTAGCAAATAAGAAATAAGGTTTAAGGAATGGCAGCTTGTCAAAGATCTTATCTATATCCTTAGCTACACCTGTTAATGATTTAGTTAGCTTTGCTTCATCAGCTGCAAACATAGCCATTTCATCAGTAACTTGTCCATCAGCTGAGAACACTTTAGATTCAAAGTCTTGTTCAACTTTCCTAAGTAAATCTGGCATATCCTTATCACTAATAAGAATGCCTTGATTTGTCATCTTGGAATAAACATCATCAAACGCAAGTTGTCTTTGTCTACCTCTACCAATGATTTGTGTAAAGTAGGTATCCATTGCTTTCATGGTTCTAGGACCATAATTAAAGAATGGAGACTTATTAAGACTTCTTAAGTTATCAGCAACCAAAGCTGCAGCCTTATCACCAGCAGTCCCGTTCTGATCGAAGTGAGACATCATTGCTCTCCATTCTTGATCAGCTGTTGTTTCAGTGAATCCTCTAAAGCCTTTCTCATCTAAGTTGTAGTTTTGGAAGTCAGCTACAGCTTTTCTCCAAGCTTCAGTCTGTGCTTCCATCATACCTCCAAGAGATGCAGCTGCACTTCTAAAGGTCTGTCCATCTATATCCCCTAAAGCACCTATCATGGTTGCTACAGGTCTCATAGCTGTACCTAAACCAGTACCAACTAAAGCTCTAACTACAGTCTTAGGTCCAGATAGTATTGAGTTAATACCCATTACCATCAGTTCATTTAGGATGGCATTTCTTTGGTATTGATTACCGTTCTTATAACCATGTAGCTTATTTCTAAAGAAAGCATCTAAGTCTTTCCAAGTTTGTTTATTACCGTTACCAGTAGCAGTGAAGTGTATGAATGATTCTAGTAAGTCGTTATCTACATCACCTTTTAAGAGTTGTTTAAATGTAGCTACTTCACTAGCTGCAGCATCAGAAGCGTTAGCTATGACTTGTCTAGTATCAAATTTACCTACCTTTTCTCCATCTCTAAATCTACGTAGGTTATAAGATGAAGCAATACTGGTTTCCTTTCTTAACCTAGCTATAGCGGAATATCTAGATAGTATTCCATCTAATAATCCTCCAGGTGATGCAGGGCTAATTTGATCAGCAACACTTAAACTAGCCTTAGCTAAGTCTCTAGCCTCATATAGAAGCTGACCAAGTACTACATCAGTAGCATTTAACTGAGCTTTGTTAAGTATTGGTAGACCTTCAATCAAAGTTGGATTGGTATCTACATTCTTGATGTATGAAATAACGTCTGCTTCAGGGATATCAATTAGACGACTATTACCTGAATCACTAATAAATTTGAATATATCAGTAGCAGCATTCTTTAAATCATCTTGAATAACTTTTGCATTAGAACCTTCATATAAAAGGTTATATGCAGGACTAGCTTGTAATTGTTTTGCTAAAGCATTTGACTCTGCAAGCATCATACCTGGAGCTGTGTATTCAGCTCTTCGTATGTTTGCTTCAGTGATAGTACCCTCTGGTGATCCGTACTTTTGAATAGGATTATTCCTGATCTCTATCATGTCTCTAACACCTTTAACAGGGTTAGATGTAGACATTAAAGCTTGGTTATCAGAGATATCACCACCTTTAAGATATGCAGGATTTTGACGTGAACTGTTAGTACTTAAATCAAATTCAAGTTGCTCTACTGCTAACTGTACATTTGCATCGCCTTGCTTACGAGAGTTAAGAGTAAAGTCCCTTTCATCTCCCCAATCAAGATTATTCTTCTCAGCATATATTTTTCTAAAACCTTCTCTTTGCTCATCGTTTAAAGCTTCCCAAGGTTTGTTTTTGCCTCTCCATTCAGCAATAGATGGTACTTTAGCACCACCTCCCATTGGTGTTAATGCTCCTTTATCAAAGGATACTACAGCTGCCTTTTTAGTTTGTGGATTAACAAATCTAACTTTAGCTTTACCTTTCTCAAACCCTACGATTGTTCCGTAGTTTTCTCTATCAGCAGCTTTTACCCTTGTTCCTTCACTAAGTTTATTAGCTTGGTTTTTAAACTTCCTATAAAGACTTTTTTCAAAAGTAGCTTTAGCTCCTTTCTCTACATTATTAGTTAGTGCCTCATAATCAAGATCACTACTATCATTAATAGCTTTATAGAGTTTATCAACATCTCCACCTGTTATCTTCTTAGCAGCTTTCTTTTTACTTCTACCAATGGATTTAAGTCCTAAACCCATACCTTCAAAAGTTAAATCTAAGAAACCTCCAATACCTAAACCATCTCCTACATTATAAGCTGCTTTCATAGCTGGAGACATTGTGTCTTTTGTAGCTACTGGTTCAAGTAATCCAGCCCATTCAGGTTTAATATTAATAAGACTTCTAGCTAAATTAGCCTCTTGGGATTGGTTACTTATAAAGTCATAAACCGCACCTTGAGCAGCTCCTAATCCAACACGTCCTAATCTTGTAGTTTTAGCTGCAGTTGCTATACCTTTTAGACCTTTAACTCCCCACGTAACTTTACCTGCACCTACAAAACCACCAGCCATTTCAATACCACCTCTAATGAATCCTCCCCAAGTGGTATGAGTTATTGGTTTGTTTTTAATTAACCAAGGTGCATCATATGACCAGGGATTTTCAGGATCAGTAGGTTGATAAAATCTTTTGTCTAGTAGTTTAGGTAGAGAACCAACACTGTTATATAGATCTACAACACCGCCAGCTACAGCACTACCAAGTTCTTTAACATTGTTAGTCTTTTTAGCTGGTGGAGCAGTTGTTGTAGCAGCTGCCTCTTGTGCTGCTGCCTCTTGTTGTTGTATCTCTTTCTGTGCTTTCTCTTCTTCTATAGCATCTAAGCTTTCTTGTACTGCTCTATTATTAAGCCTAGTATCGAAATCATTGCTCCGATCCATAATTCATCATTTTGTTATTCGTTTGAGTGGTTGTACAGTTCGACCTATGAACTCGTTATAAACAGCAGCAGGTATCTTTGTTAAATCAAGACGGGTGCTTATTGCAGCTGCAGTATCTTCATCTAGTTCACCTTTCTGTTCTTTAGCTGTTGTTATAAAATGCTGTCCTACGCCTGGTATTGGTTCAAACATATCATTATTAGCATACATAGTAGACGTATCTTGATATACCTTCTCTCTATAAAATAGTTTCTGTAATTCAGGTGTAAACATATCTTCTGGAGATGCCATACCTGTACCAATTAAACGTATTAGATCGTTCTTAGTAGTTTTAAATGCACCAACTTCTGAAATTATACCTTTGCTTTGAGCATCAATAATAGTCTGTAGTGGTACAAGACTTAAATCAGTTCCGAATACACTGGTACCTATATTTAAACCATTACCTGCAAATGAACTTGTTACTACATCATAAGGATTATCAGGATTAAAGTTATAGATATCTTTAGGTATAAAAGAAGTAGTTAATGCATCTTCCTGTTCTAAATCGTACCCAGCTGCTAACCATGTCTTTGCTGTAGACCCTCTATCAGTGATTAGTTTTCTATTTGCAGGTGGTATAACTCTAAGTATTCCTTCATGTCCTCTAGGTTCAATTGTTCCACCTTTGATTTCAGCAGCTACAAGAGCTTCAGCTATTTCAAATGGAGTTCTATTTGGATCAACAGCAGCCATACCATTCAAGAACAAAGGCATTCTACCTACTCTGTTCTGGTAGTTAACTAATTGAGTTTTATCATGTTCAGTTAATACTCCAGTCAGGTCTTGCTTCTCTATAATTGCTTGTTGATAACCTCTGAGTGTTGAGGTTGGATCATGTGTACTGACAAACCCTGCACCTGGACCATAAAGAATATTACCAGCACTATCTACTGCTCTTTCGTAAATAGTACCTTGGGCGTTGCTATTTAATAATTCTATTTCTTTATCAATAAGTTTTTGGTAGATATCTGTTGGATCACCACCTACTTGACTTATCAATGCAGGTTCTAATAACTTATCTACTTTTGCTTTTGCAAGGGATATAACTCGATCTGCCTCAGCTCTAACTTCAAACTTAGATTTAGCACTTTTATCAGCAACAGCAATAATAGACTTTTCTAGTTGACCCATAATACCTTTCTTATCGACAATCTGATTAGGACCATCTAAAGCTTTCTTGCTGTATTCATCCCAAAGAGATTCAGGTACTAAGTGTAAGTGCATCATTGTTAGCTCATTATTCTGAGCCTTACCATCTAAATATTCTCTAGCTTGTTCTAGTTGCATAGGTTCTCTATTCTTACTAGCCTTTACCCAACTAGCATATGTTTCCATATCATCTCTAGAGAAACCCTGACCTGTATACCAATCCTCTAATCTTTTCCATTCTTCAGCATTGTAATCCCTACCGAACTCTCCTCTGTGTTGTTCATACATCTGAAGAGCTTGAATGTTTTTATTCTTTTTATTTTCTATATAAGTTAATCTATTTTGATTTTCTCTTTCATGAAGTGCTTTTCTAGCAGGTTTAAAAAGTTCTTCTTTACTTTCACCTATAGTTGTTAACTTCCCATTTATCTCTATTTCTGTAGATAATATCTTATCAAGTTCTGTGCCATTCATTTCACCACTTGATATCATCTCAGTAACTACATTTGACAGAGTTCTCCACTTATACCCTTTATCACCACCACTATGTACATAGTCTTTAACCCATTGAGTTCCTTCTCTATCTAAGGCTCTATAGCTTTTGACATCTTGTTTATCATCTTGAAAGTTCTTAACTTCTCTATTAGTACTGAGTGTTTGATTCAGCTTGGCATTGTATGTATCAGCAAGTTTATCTAGTTCAGGTTGGAAATACCTTTTTACTAATTCAGGGTTATCACCCATGAAATACATCTTTTGAAACTCAGCATCATGCCTAGCTCTTAATCCTTTAATCTCTGTACCAACTTGTAAGTTAGGATCACCTTCCATCTCAGCAACAGTTCTTCCAGATGGTCCTACATTATTAGGATTTCTTTTCCACTGTTCCCATGATGCTGCATAGTTGTTTTCAATAACATCTTGACCAGCTGCAGCTCTGAAACCTACTAACCGATAACCACGTAATCCTCTTAACTGTGCTCGTTGTAAATCACTTGCATTTGGAAAGTATTTTTCAATTACTTCATTTAAAGCAGATTCATTACCTCTTAATGTCTCTAATTGTTTGGTATATGCTATAGCAATAGAAGGATCAGCACCTAATTGATTTAAAAGAACTTTACCTTCAGACGACATTCTATCGTATCTTTGATTCTCAATAGCAGATAACTTCTCCATTGCTGAAGGTATGAACTCAATTAAATCTTGTAGTCCAGGTTTATCAGGTTTAAGTTGCTCTTCTTTTATTTTTGTAGCTGCATCATCAATCCTTGTTGCATAATGCTGCATCTCAGCTTCATGAAATGCTTTAGCAAAATCTCTTTCAATGCTTTTGTTTTCTCTTCTTTGTTCTTTCTCTTTTGCGCTGTTTTCTTTGATGGCTTGTAAACCATCTCTCCTATTTTGTAGGTTTTGAGTCCTAACTTCTCGCATACCACTTAAGGTACGTTCTGTTTCCTGTTGTAGTTTTAAAGTTTCATCAGGAACGTCGAAAGGATCAAAAGCTTTTCTACGGGCTGACCCCCGAAAAGTTAAGTTTGCCATTGTTTTTTATATCAAATTTAAGAAAGTCAAAGCAGCAACACCGATACCAATATAAGGAGCAGCTAAACTAACACCAGTAGCCCAAGCAGCACCTGCTTTAGCACCAGCCGCACCTAAAGAAGCTGCAGCACCAGCCGCACTTAGTCCAGCAGTAGTACCACCTATAGCAGCTCCAGCGAATCCCACACCAGTTGAAACATCGTTCATCATTGCACCCATTACTGGAGCAGGTGGTAGTTTAGGTTCTTGGGGATCCGCGTACTTAGGTGAAGGCTCCTCAATAGGTTTGAATAGATCTAGATCTAATGCTTCTCTACCTATAGAAGGATCTAACATTCTTCTAGCTTCAGCTTCTAAATCTGCTTGTTGTTTAGATCGGATAATATCACTAACACTCAATGCAGATGCATCAACTGCACTATCTAAACTAGCTTTTAAAATATCTTGATCTGTTTTGAAATTAGATCCTAGATTTTGTAAATCCCAATCAATCTTTTTAAGATTTAAACCAGTTTCAGTTTGTGCATGTTTAAGGTTATTTTCTAATGTCTCAACATCTAGAGTTGTATTTTGAATATTATCGTAAACCTGTTTTTTAATTTCATCAATACTGATTGCACCTTTAGCATTACTAATTTTTAAATTCCTATCAATTTCTTGTAGATTTAATAATGCTTTATCAATGTTTTGTCCTGTTTCGTCTGCTATTTGTTGGAGGTTTAATTTAGACTTTTGTTTAGTAGTAGCTGCATTTGCTAAGTTATTCTTCATTCTAGCTTCAGCAGCTCCAGTACCACGTATTAAACTTTCAGCTATATAAGCTTGTTGTCTACCAAGTTCAGCAAATACCATTTGTACAGCTTTACCTTGTGATCTACCAGCTGCTGTTAAAGAAGCATCACCTTGAGCTTTCAATGCTTGTAGATTTGCTTCTGTACTTTCATGTGCAGCTTTAGCATAAGTAGCTTTGTTTTCTCTACGGATCAGATCGTTTTGCTGTTGTGCTATTCGATCTTGTGAATCCATATCCATTAACAAAGCTGCTTTCTTAAATCTATTATCAGCTTCTTTAATAAATAGATCTTGCTTGACACCTGCTTTTTGAAATTCAGCACTACCAGCTTTATCAAGCATATTAAGCTTTGCACCAGTTTCAGCAAACTCAGCAGCCTTATTACTTTGTTCTAAGTTAAGTAGTTGTTTTTGCTTTTGACTATTAAGTGTTGATTCCTGTTGTTGTAATCCTAATTTCGTAGCTGCTGCATCAAAACCTTTTGTACCAGTAGCTTCATATAGATCAGCAATTAAGTTTTGATTCTGAAATGCTGATTCAATGAATTGCTCATTTAATACTGTTTCTTCCCTCTTTATTGCATCTTCATATTCAGCCTTGTTGAATTTTAAAACATCATCAGCAGTATCATTAGACTTTAAATAAGCTGCGTCTTGTTGATCCCATTCGTATTGCTGTTGGGATTTACCCATTTCCCACTGCTGTTTAGCAGTTTCTTCAGAATAGGCTTTTGACTCTGCGTCAGCTTGTTTTTTAAGGTCTAGGTTTTCAACACTGGTATAATATTTGTTCCATTTTTCACCCTTCTTTGTACCGTCTTCATTTAATAACTGTACACCACCTTTACCATGTTGATCAACTGTATCAGCATCTATACCCCAAAGGTATTCAAAATTCTTCTTATCGTATGCAAACTTTTTTTTAATCTGATCATTTGCATGATCAATAGCTGGAGGCGACTTACTCATGTTTATGTTCTCCTATAAAATCGTGGTGAATAATATCCTTCCCACATCATTGAAGTTAGTGAAACAGGGAATGGTGAATCACTAAAAGCTTTTAGCGTGAAGTTTGTGTTTTTTTGATGTATTGGTATTGCAGCTACAGACTCATCTGTTAAAGGTACGTCATTAGCTAAGTATTCATTTGCAAGGGGGATAGGTATAACATCATCATAATCTGTTGTACCTTTTCTCTTTAATTTAAAACTAATAATACCTGATAAACCTACTGAGAATTTAACTCTAGCTATGGTTAATGTTGACGTAAAGTCAGCCTGAGTGCCTTCTTCACCTTGAGTGAAATAGATAGTAGGTAGATGTATATCATAAGTATACTTAAATCCTACAATAACTTTACTAGCAGTAGAGCCAGTGAAATCTTTAAATGGAACTTTAAAATAAGTACCAGTACCATCAGTATCTACTGTTGGTGTAATAGTAAAACCTGATTCAACAAACGTAGGATTAGTTAAATCAGAAGCCGTACTACCAATAACAAGTACAGGTGTTAATCCAGTTACATTATTAAAAGGTATATAACACTTAGAGAATGGGTTAACAGGATCAGCTTGGTCATATACGACTGAACTAGCAGTTGCATATAAATCCATACAAGGATTCATCTTCTGACCATCTGAGTTAACCAATATGGTTTCCTCTGGTGTTTGGTTAAGGCTTGCACTAATTAATGTATATTGACCACCTTGCATAGTGACTGCATACATCACATCAGAATCAACTGATACAGTTTGAACTAATCCTGGTAGTTGCCATCTAAACCAAGATTGCATAACCTCTCTTTGTCCATCACTATAGGTTCTATAGAAGTAGATATCATTCTTATCTGTTCCCCACATTGCTATGAATGAGTTCTGAGGACTAGCTATAAGATCTGTTATAGAACTTGGTATGTATTCAGATACTACTCTTCCTATGTCTAAGACAGACGGGTTCATTTCTTGACCCGCTGTTCTCATTTGATAGATACGTGTATAACCTGGAGTCTTACTTAGGAAGATAAGGTTAGTACCATTATCAACAGGATCAATATTGATATCCATCTCATAGTTAGAGATACCACGAATAATCGTTGTAGTAGGAGTAAAGATACCATTAGGTGCAAACATCAAGAACTGTTGGTTCTTACTGAACAGGATTAAACCCTGTGCAGTTGGTAAGACACCTGTAAGTAATGTAGGTCTAATACTAGAAGTACTTAAATCAACTGGATCAGACGCTATCTGAGTCATTGCAGACACATGATAGAAGTTATAAAACTCGTTTGATTGACTCATTGCAACATGATCATCAACCAAGAAACCAAGTCGGCTACTATGGAAGAAAGACTGTTGTATCTTCTTACCTACAAAACTAGGATGTGAGTTAGTTGTATCATCACCTGTTAATCTTTCAGTCCATGAAATAGCTTTAAAAGTAAATGCATTAGTACCTGTATTAACTAGCTCATGAGGCATAGTTGTAGCTGTTAAACCTGGAGACACATCAGGTGCGATGTATTCCTCCCAATATCCAGCTCCAGATGTACCATTATCAGCTATGAATCTTGAGTAGTAAGTATCATTATCTGAACTTGTATTTATAATCTTTACTACACGATGATGTTTAGACCTGCCAGGAAGGTCTGTAACGTTAGCAACTTGGTTTTGGTATGTAGATAACCTTTCGTTGTCTGGACCGCCTTTACCGGTCAATGTGAAGGCACTGGAGCAGCTTAATTCAAGGGATGAGTCAAGCTGAGTGACTGTCATTCCAGATATACTTAAACCATTAATACTATTCTTTAAACTGGTTAGTATTGCATCTGCATCAGGTGTAGCTCCAGTGGTATTTGTAACTGTAGATCCATTAACAGTAACACTGTATGTTGTGTCAGCTGTTACAGCTCTTAGTCTTACAGTTCCGACCTTATTAGCAGTGAATGATGGAGCTGCTTGAGTGGTTACAGTCTTAGTTTTATTAGTTACTATCGTTGTATCTTGTACAGTTAATATGTCATAGTCATTAGCTGTAGTACCTGTTAGATATGAGGTATTAGCATTTGATGTATAGGTTATTGTTGCTGGTGTACCAGATGTGACATTCCATATATAAATAGCTGTACCTTTAATACATCCTATATATTTCTCATCATTATCTCTGTGGATATAAAACCACTTAGCATTAGCATAGATATTCTCATTACCTAAACCTTTTAAGAATTTAAATCCAGGTCGTTTAGTTAAACCAAACGTAGGGTCAGGATAAGCATTAATACAATCAGTTAATTGACCAGGCATCTTTTTTGTATCTGGCTGCTTAGATACACCGCCTAAGTAATTAGAAATAGTTTGTGTGACATTTGGCATTATCTTTGTAAGGCATGGTATGGTTTGTAGCTGTTGTAATAGTTACCGCCTTGGGGGTGTCCAAAGAATGTGAACTGACCTTGATTGCATTCATACTCAAGTGCTAAAGATCTAGCAAAAGCTTCTTTCTGTTGACACATTTGGTATAAATTCTGATCACCTACTATTTTAGAAACAACAATTGTAGAAGCTCTAGCAGTTATATAATCTTGTATAGGTCTGGGTAAATCAACCCAATCGAAAAGCCATAGAACATCACATTCTACTTTAGAAGTAAATGTATGTGTATGATCTTCTTTATCATATAATTTCCCATTACGTCTAATGACATTCATATCTTTATAATCACCTTTATCAGCCATATCTATTTGTAAGATATTGCTTGGTATGACTATTTCATTATTATCATCAGGACTAAATGGATAATGATATTCTTTATTAAATGTCCATCCTTCTGACTGGACTTCTCTTGACACCTGTAACAACGTGTCGTATGCAATCGCAACGTCTGGGTTGGTTTGATCTAGTGTCGTTACAGGAGCTTGACCAACTGACGCTAATATTTCATTAACCGCTGGTAATTCTTGTGTAGCGTTAGTGGTAGGAAATGCCATAGTTCGATATAAATAAAAAAAAGGGAGCCATAAAGACTCCCCAATAAACTTAGAATGCTGAAGGAGCTGAAGCACCTACATATAATTCAACTGCAGCTGCAGGATTAACATAATCTGCACCGCAAGCTAAACGACCAAGTATAACGTCACCTTGGTAGATAACGGATACGTCGCCTTTGGTTACTTGTACTGAAGGACCAATAGCTTCTACCATACCAGCAGCTTCTTTCTGGAAGATAAGTCCACAAGACTTAGCTCCTAGTTCTGTGTTAGTACCGTAGTCATTCTTGATACCTGTTTGTGCACCAGAGGCATCCTCTGGAGTTACACTTACAAAGTCACCTGTGTTTGTTGGTGCTGTTACACCAGTTGTACCACCATAAGCAGTACCATATTTGCCAAGGAACGGAATGTTCATTGACTTGTAGATCTTGATACCAGCGATCTCCACAATTCCATTACCCTTCTGACGGGATGTACCTTGTGCGTCTCTGTTAACTAGACCATTATCACCTACTTGTTGGATGAGTTCATAGTATTGACGTGCATTCAATACACCTACTCTGCCATCAGTTGATACTCCTTTTTCATCAAGAGCAGCTGCAGCATCGTAGAAAGCATTAACTAGGTTAGTAGCTACATATGCATCAGAATCGTTAGTAGTTGCACCAACACGAATCTGAGTACCACCTGGTTCTACAAAGTTAGACTTAGTTATTGGTGATGCTGTACGTGCTCCACGAGTTACAGCTCTGAAAGCAAGTCTGTCATACTTCTCAGCTAGAGCATATCCAATCTTTCTAGATATCTCACTACGAAGGTCATAGTGTGCAAGTGTCTCATCTAGCTCATACAAGAATGCTGAACTGATTAATAGCTCATCGACTGTAATAGTCTTCTCAGCTACTGGAGGTGCACCGTCACTGTTACCTAGTATTGAGTTACCTGGAGTATGGTACTCAGCTTTTGTGCGTCCTGTATAGATGAACTGGAGTGAGGATCCGTTCTGTAAGGTACGCTTCATTATTAGATCTCTAGCAATTGTGTTATGCTGGAAACCTTTGAACATCTCTCCTGAAAATAACTTCAAGTACAGGGCGCGTCTATCCGCACCCCCATTATTAGCACCAGGTACGGTTACCGATGCCTGATGATCTGTTGACTGTTGAGCCATTTATCTATGTTTTAAATTTACTAAGGGTATAAATCATCATCGCGCGCAAATTAAATTAAACGTTTTGTGGTCTTTCCCACCGTCTAGACGGCTAATAGGTATCCTCGTAAGGGCTAAAAGCCAAATTACAGAGAGGTCCGACACTGAGGTGCCTCTCTGCTATTAAATTTATTTATTAATACGCTTTACTGCAGCACGAGACTTAGAAAGTATCTCACCTTTAAGAGGCACGAATCCAAGAGAAGGTGCCTTAGCTTGAGCCTTATCACTTAATAAGTAGTTAAGTGATTCCCTTATGGCTTTAGTATGTCTACCATTACCAGTCTCGTAAGCAAGAATCCATGTCAACGTAGCGATTGGGTATGCACCCTTAGCTGTTGGGTTAGGGTTTTTACCTGCTAAATTTTCATCTAAAGTAATTCCATTAAGAGCTTTAGCTCCTGACTCAGTAGATGGCTTTAGATACTCCCCAGATAAGTTTTGAAGAGCGGCAGCCTTGATTTCTCCTTTAATGTATGACTGGTTTACATAACCAATTGCACCATCAGTATTTCTGATAGCACCAGCAACACCTGCATTACCTTTTCCACCAACA